TGAGGGTCGTCAATTCTGGTATGACCCCGGAACTGGTACTTGGAGTTTACTGTCAGAAGTGGCTGATGTGGGGGCTGCACAACCATCAGCAGCGGAAATACAAGCACAAACACAATTACAAATACAGCAGATGCAGAGCCAAGCAGCGATGGAACAAATGAACCGCCAATATGAGTTACAGCGTCAACTTCAGTCAGCACAGGAAGCACAGGGTATGGCTCAGATGTATGCTGCTGACCCATATAAGTATTGGGCACAGATGGGACAGCTTACTCCAGAAGCGGTAGCCAGACTAACTGGGGGCGAAGTTGAACCCGGTGAACCATTCAAAGGTGTTCCTCTATCATATCCCTCAATGCAATGGTGGCAGAATCTACTTCCCAGTGAGCAACAGCAAATACTTGGTGCTTTGAACTGGATGGGCATTAGCCCTGAAGATTGGCTCACTATGCTACAACGCATGATACCGGGCTTAGGCTCTAGGCAAATGGAACCACTTTGGGCGAGGTAGTATAGATGCCTGATGGTATAGATTATAGAGCCGAGCTGGACAAACTCTCGCCTGAAAAGCGTGAGGGTTATATATCCAAGTGGAGAGATTACCTTGGTGGACTTCCACAGCCAGTCTATACTCAAACTCTAACACGTTTAACCAGACAGTATGGCCCCGAATTTGCTTCTGCATTGGTCAGCCCAGAGTTACTATCTGTTGAAACCGTACCACCACCAATTACCGAAGCTCCAGCTAAAAAGCTAAAACCAGAGCTTCCGTGGTATCAGAAGCCTTTGGCTTGGGCGTATGAGCAACCAGCTCTTAAACCAGCTCTTAAGGGATTAGAGGCATATCATAAAGGCTGGATTGCACCAGCAGCTATGACTGTAGCTCAGTTTGCTTCGCCTCAATTAAGGCAACAACTTGGTGGTAGGCAACCATTTGAACTCTCTGAGGAAGAACGTTATCGCATTTGGGAAGAAGAAAACCAAATGCCGTGGCTGCTTAAGACCATACCTGAATTAGCTGTTGACCCATTGATGTATCTTGGTTGGGGTCTAGCTCCAAAAGCCTTGAAAGCAGCAGAGATGGCTGGGATGAAGGGTTTAGCCACAGCAATTAAGCCAGTAGCCAGCCTAGAGGAAGCCTACATCAAAGCAGCAGGAGCACCGATAAGGGCTGTTGGCAGAGAACTTAGGAAGATTCCAGAGATACAGCTAGGCACAATAGCTGGCAAACCTAGAAAGATTGGTGCTCTTTTTCAAGAATCAGCCCGTTCTATGGTAAACAATGAATCACTCCGTACGTATGATTTACTAAGAAATTTGGATGCCGCTGGTGCTCAAGTTGGTAAGCCTCTTAGCCAAACTCTACAAGATATTAGGATGGGAGTAGTTGACCCAACAATAACCAATACAATCACCAATCCTCAACAGAGAGCCACTTTAGCCCGCTTAATCCAGAATAAGGATAAGCTGGATTTAGATGTAATAGCTAAAGTGGTAGATAGCTTTCCGGAGCGTGCTCCAGTAGTTCTTGCTCGAAAAGAAACTGCTTTGTTGGCAAAGGAGCTGGGGCGTACTGTCCCATCTAAGACACCCGGCGTTATAGCACTATCTAAGGATATGTATGGTCTATGGAAGCGGACAGTCCTTACTACTTTTTGGTATGTAGAGCAGAATATAGTGGAGAACTTTATAAGACCAATAATGGTTGGAGTTAATCCACTTAAAGACATAAACGCAATAGTAGCTAGTCCAATCTTCAAAAGATGGCCTATAGATATGCAGCGGCGGGCTCTCAGTTTTGCTCAGAGATGGAATCAGGAGATACCAGAAAACTTGAAGTGGGCTCGCTCAGTCTCCACTGGCGGTCTTACAGAGTCCATGTCTGGCTCTCTAGCCACAGGCAAAGGTTGGCCTACACTAACTGCTGGAGCCACTTTAGATGAACAAGCTATGTTGCGGACTTTCGACTATATGTATGAGTCATTTGAACGGGAACTGATGAAGAAAACCAGTGCCAAGACAGCAAGTGCATTGGCAGAGATGGACAAACTTTTCGATGATGCTATATTGGGAATATCAAAGCAGCAGCCACGCTTTATTGCCTTAGTGGATGACGCAGCTAAGGAAGCATGGAGAATGGATAGGAATAGGATTGCACAGTTATACCTGTCCGATATTGAAGGGAAAGTTAGCCAGCCTCTATTAAGAGAAGCATCCGAAGATTTGGTACGAAAAGTTGAATTTGAGGCTGTTAAGATAGCTGGTGGTGCTGACGTTTTGAAAAAACCAGAGTTTGTAAAACTTAAAGGTTTAGAGGATACTGGAACCAAAATTAAAATGATGGATTTTGATGGCGTTATAGCTCTGATACATGAGTTTCCATCTGGCCCCGTAGCCGCTGAAAGGATAATGGAAGGTGGTATCAAAACTTTTGATACTCTTTTTAAGGGTAAAGAAAAAGTTATCAGGAGTTGGATACCCATTGAACCACAGCTTCTTGAGCATCTTAAATCGGCTTCCATCTCAGGCTCCACAGATGATGTCCTTGCCGCTTTTGCTGAAGCCCAGCGTAACAAAACCATGGCTATAGCCAGAGCTATTACTCAAGCTGAAAAAGGATTGCCAGATGCAATCCGCTCAGGTATTAAAAAGGAGCTGCCCAGACTTTGGGCTCGTAATGACCTTCCAGCTATAGAACGCCTATTCCGGAGATATGAATTATCTTTACCACAACAAATTCAAACTTACCAAAAACAAGCCCTGCTCCAGCGTTTGAGCTACTATAAGAAGCTAGTAAAGCAATCGGTTCCACAGAAATACCAGCCTCTATATAACCAACTTCTTAATCGCTTTAAGTTTGAACGTGTGGCAGATAGAGAAGCCAGATTGACTGCTGCCAAGACACTTACCGAATTTGAGAGTGCTATGTTTAATGCCAATCTTGAGAGTATGCGTGAGATGGAGTCTTTGATTTTGGGCAATGTAATAGCGGAATCCATCGCTACTAAACAATATACTAAAATATCCACTTATGTTGCCATCCATGAGCAAATAGCTCAAGCTGCTTTTAGGGCTGGTGATGAATTAACTTCAAAGACTTTTGCTCTGACCAAGGTCATCAAATTCGCTAAAGACCCAAAAAAGATTCAGCAGGGATGGGATGAGTACATTATGCACATCCAAAGTGAGTTTCCAGACCAAGCAGCTATACTGCAAGCATCTGTACCAGATGCCGACCTGTTATGGGCAACCCGTAGAGCTGTTCAGGATAGACGCTGGTTTAAGGTTAGCCAAGATGAGTTGGCAGCTATGCAGATGGACCCATCTAAGTTCCCAAGATTAACTGATGCCAACGGTAAGCTGCTCACAATGGAAGACTACTTAGGCAAGCAAAAGGTGGCACTTAATTCTTGGAAAGACCGTGCAATAGAAGCCTTCTCCAAACGACACGAAGTACCAACCACTAAAAATAAACTTCTTGACACTCTCCGTAATGAAACTGTCCGCATTAAGGAATCCATATCTCTCCAAGAACTCAAGCTACAGAACGAAGCAATGGATTTGGCTCAAGAAATCGCCTATGATACATTTGGTAATTATGGAGTTCGCACTAACCTTGACGATATTATGCAAGGTATTGGTATGCCATTCTGGTTCTTCCCATCTCGCAGTATTCCATTCTATGCAAAGCAGATGTTACAGAAGCCAAAATTAGGCGTTGAGGTTATGACTTTACAGCAACAAGCTGAAGAATCTAACTTACCAACTAGACTATTTGGTTATGTTAATGTCCCCAATACTGATTACTATTACAATCCATTAGCAGCCTCTATGCTCTGGCAATTAGCAGGGCAATATGATTGGACTCCCAGCCACTTAGGCGGACTTGAACAAGGTCAGTTGCAAATGCAGCAAAAACTTGGTATGTCGTTTGGGCCACAATGGATGATTGCTACATCACTTGTATCCCGCCTTATGACTAAACATGGTGGCGCTCCATTAGTTGTAGGTGAACCCAAGTATATTATCCCTCAGCATAGATGGCTTGAGGCTGTGGAGAATTTAGATTTGCCGGGTTTATCTCAAATAGCTGGTATAGCTTCTGAACCATTCGATGCTTACCTTAGAGCAGTATTTGGCTCAGAGGTAGCTGAATGGCAGAAGCGGGAAGTGGAGAAATATATTGTAGATATGGGCTATAATCCGCAAGACTTAGAGCGTATACCTAAAGCAGTAATCCAAGATGGCTGGAACAAATACTGGACTAGACAGTTACTTTCTATTCCGGGTGGTGTGGTTAAAGAAATGACACCAACCGAGAAAGCCCGCTTTGATATGATGGGCGAGAAAGCTAGGGAGTTGGGTTTGACAAAGAAGGAGACCATAGCACTTAGGGCTGCTGGTGAAAGTCCATGGACAGGACTCCGCCAAGACCAATTAGAAGCCTTATTTGCTGATATTCCAGCTCAAAAACTTAATCGCTATATCCGTCCAATAGGGCTAACCTCAGAGAGTAGACCAATCTGGGAGGATTATATCCAACTCAAGATTGAGCGTGAAACTCTTAGGGGAGACCCAGAGAATCCACAAGTGGGTAGCCGTATCTATAAGGAAATGAAACTCGATGAAGCTCTCAAAGCTGGTCGTATTAGTCCAAGAGAATGGAAGTCTTTATATCGCCAGAACTATGCCGACTATGTTAGCCAAATTAAAGCACTTGAGAGAGCGTACCCACAGGCTCCAAAGACTGAGCAGGATTGGGCAGCATATCGTGATTTGCTAGGCTGGGATGAGCCAGTTCGTCATCCAGACGACATCAAACTAGATGAGTATTATGATGTTATGGATTCCACCCATTTTGAGAATGACTTAGGCGAATTTGATTACAATGCGTATAGACAAGCTGAACAACAATTTTTCCAAGGGTTGTCTCCAGATACAGTAAGCTACATTGAAGCCAGAAAAGACCGTTACAAAACTCCATTACGAGCAGCTTACAGTCGTGATATGGAGAAAGCTCAGCCATATTATGATATATATGATGCGATGTTGGCTGAGTATCCACCACGAGTCAGAGAGTTAATTGAATATGTATCTACAATACCAGACCCAATTATTCAGAAGGCGGTCTTAGCCAGCAATCCATTAGTTGCTTTACTCTTGCGTAGAATCAGGCTAGTCAAACGCCAATTTAGGCAGGCTAATCCAGATATTGACAAAATACTACGCTATTGGAGTAGCTGATACGCTACTAACTAAAGTTATAGCAGTATCCTATTGACATCGAGTTTAAGTTGACCTAGAATTAAATAAGAGGCTAAACAATGCCTGAAGCATTTACAAGGTGTGTTCGCAAACATGGACGTGTTAGGACTATTAAACCAGAGGGGAGACCAGACGTGTATATCAAAGTTTGTTATCCACCCGGTGGAGGTAGCCCAGTCCATGGCGAAGAACACCACGTAAAGGAAAAGGAATAGGAAGGTGAAATATGGCAGACAAAGCTAACGAATCAGTTGACAGCATAGTGGCACAAGCTCTCAAAGAGGTTGGTGTAGCCTCTAAGGACATCAATCTCACACCAGAACCGGAGCCCGGTGAGACTCCACCGCTTGAGCGTAAGACCAAGTTGGATGGCTCACTTAAAGGGCAGACCAAAGGAGAACTCACAGATGATGAGGGAACTCAGGATACTGATGAGCCAACTCCGGATGAACCCGAATCTGATGTACAACCAGAGCAATCACTATCCAAAGCTGATATAACAGCCTTGGTTGACCAAGCTAGCTCCAAATTCCAAAGCCTCATGGATAGGAAAATCAACACTCTCACCTCCCAAATGCAACAGCAAAATACAATGTTATCCCAATTCTTCGAGATTCAGGATAATACTGCCTTAGCGGGTCTTCCACCAGAGGAACAAGTCTTAAAGCGATTAGAGAGATTGGAAGGCAGGGCTACACAACCTGCACCTCAAGTTCAGCCATCTCAGTCTGGAACCCAACAACTGCAAATGCTTGTTAATCTTGTAGATGCAGTTGGTCTTAAAGCTGATGATTCCAGAATCGATTGGGCACCAGATGTTACTGACCCACAAGCGGGTATGAATCGCTTTATCACTAGCATCAAGGCAGCTATGACGGAAGACCGAACTAAGGCAATCCAAGAGCTAAAGGACAATGGTAACAAGGAAATCCAGAAGATTCGCAAGAAAGTTGGGATAGACAAAGTATCTACGACTGGTGCTGGTGGTGCGGGACTTCCTAACATCGAAAAAATGACCCCATTCCAAAAACTTGAGTACGCTTTCAATGAAGCGGAAATCGCAAATAAAACTTAAAGGAGAATAAACAACTATGGCTATGACTTTAGTTGAAGCCGCAAAGGTTTCTAATGATATTCTCCTGAAAGGTGTGATTGAAACCATAATCACGGAATCAGAGATTCTAAAGCACTTGCCCTTTATAGATATAGTGGGCAATGGCTTAACCTATAATCAGGAGAATGAGTTACCAACCGCAGGCTTCTATAGCGTGGGTGATACATGGACAGAATCAACTCCAAAATTCACTCAACAGACAGCTACCTTGACCATTCTTGGTGGAGATGCTGATGTAGATGAGTTCTTGCGGCAAACCCGTTCCAATGTCCAGAACCTCAAGGCGATAGTAACCGACCTCAAGAGTAAAGCGGTAGCTAGAACTTTTGAGGATACATTCGTCTATGGTAGTACCAGCTCTGATGCTAAGAGCTTTAATGGATGCCATGCATTGATACCTACTGCACAGAAAATTCATGCGGGTAGTTCTGCTACCCCGGCAGCTGGCTCCATCAGGAAGCTGAAGCAACTAATCAGATTGGTCAAACCAAATGGACCCGACTTCTTAATCATGTCCAGAGCAACCAGAGATAATCTCTCCGATTATGCAGAACGTGATGAAAGTCCGGTACGCATAAGCGGCAGAGATGACATGGGCAAACCAATAATGTATTTTGGTGGTGTCCCTGTAATTTGTACTGACTGGATTCTACAGACTGAGTCTATCTCTGGTGATGACTACTCCGCAAAGACCAATGGCACCGCAACTTCTATATTTGCTGCAAAACTTGGCGAGAAGTTGCTTGCAGGCTGCCAGAATGGTGGAATCCAGACAAAAGACCTTGGTGACTTGGAGACCAAAGATGCCACTAGAACCCGTCTCAAGTGGTATGTCTCGTTAGCTCTATTCAATACTTTAGCGTTGGCTCGGTATGACGGAATCACCGATGCAGCGTGGGGAGCGTGACGAAATGGCTTTTACATATACTGACAGCGATAAAATAGTTTTGGAAGCCTGGGGCAAGTTCCGAGTAACTCTATTAGAAGCTGTGGAACCTGGCGACCTTTTGAGTTGGTATAATACCGACAATGCCTATACTGTTCAGTTTGCTGATGAATCCGATTCCCAGCGAGCTGACTGTATCGCTGTGGAGAAGGGTGCTGCTGGCGATGAGATTACAGCTTGTCTAAAGGCGGTACTCAAAACAATCTCCACTATTGCTACTGGTGGCGTAGTAACTAGAGTGTACTTTGCCGCAGCCGATGACTTCTTTGGTGCTCCACTCTACCTAGGCGAAGATGGTAAGCCAGAATCCGATGAGGGTAGCACTTACGTCCAGACAGTTGGTAAACTCTTGGCACGTGACACAATCCTTCTTGATTTAGACCCAGAAATCAGTGTCTTCCAAGGTGGCAAGATAAAGTTCTTCTCATGGGGCGGGGTGATGACTCAGGCTTGGCATATGTACCTAAACAACGATTACACTTGCTATATCGGTTCTTCAGCCGCTAATGTCCTAATGATTGGTACATCTGCCGGCAAAGTAGAGTTTCGTTGTGGTGCTCATGGTGCAGCCATCAATATAGACAATGATGGTCTTAGCACCGCTTATCGGATAAGGATTACTGGAATCCTAGACTTTGGGGCTAGTAATAGTGGAACACTCAAGTTGCCACAAAAGACCGACCCTGTTACTTGTCCAGAGGAGGGAACACTCTTTTATAATGCCACTCAGGATAAGTTGCAGTTCCGCACTGCTGCCTCAATAGAAGAAGTCACTTCTACCATTGCCAAAGCCTGCTAAACTTCAAGCCATCTGGGGGCTGGGCTTTAACTAGCCCCCAATAAATAAATAAGGAGCATACGATGTCTGGGAAAACTAAGCCACAACCGAATTACTGCCCAATATGCAAAAAAATCTATGATTTAAGAAAGTTGTCAACACCAGTATGTCCCAATCCAAAGTGTGATGGGCAGATATTGGTGGCCAAATCTTAGTGGCTATAAATGATGGAATTAACAAACGCCGAAATCTTTATTTGCTCAGAGCCATTACAAACTCTAGCATCAAAGGACTTGCCAGTTCTGGTTAGTCTCCAGGTAGCGAAGCTCTCTGCGAAACTTAACGACCCGTTGGCAATTATACAAAATGTCTTTAACAAACTGGTTGACACTTATGGAGAAAGGCAAGAGGGTGGTGAGATTGCAGTTATTGGCCCCAATGACATATTACGTAGACCAATTTCGCCGGGTTGGGATAAGTTCGTCCAAGAGCGTGATAAGTTGCTAACTCAAACTGTAGAGCTTGATGTGGAGAAAATTCAACTGCCATTGGAAGTTGATGGTAAGCCACTTAAGATTGCACCAAGCGTTTTAATGGCTCTGGATAAATTTATAGATGTAGGTGGAGCAGAAAAATGATAAAACTTAACTTAACATGGGAGCAATTCCAAGAGCTAAGAGCCCAGTGTGACGCAATTACTTCCGCCAGAGGTCTGCAAGTCACTGAAGGTGAAATGAAAAATACAATTGTGGAGTCTGAGTGGAATAGCCTTGGAGTTGAAATAAAACTGGATATATAGAGTAGCAATGTAAGCTAGCTACTCTAGAAGAGATAAAGGAGGGTAGCATGAGTCTTCCATACGTAGTAAGCGAAGCGGTTTGGAATGCCAAAGCCGCAGATGAAACCAAAGAACTAAAGTCCGATTTTGAACGCTGTCAAGTGGCAGTAATCGAAATCACCACAGCAGGGTTTTCTGGCACACTCGATATTCAAGGCAAGCTCCATGAACTAAATGCCTTTGCTAATGTGCCGTATGTCCGCCAAGACCAAGCCTCAATTCAAACTCCAGCGGTAGCTCAATTAAGTTTTGTCACTGATACTGGAGTCTATCGTTATGTGGTTCTTGGCTATTGGCGTAAACTCCAGCTCGTAATGACTCGAACTGCTGGTACAATCACTTGTGGTGTAGCTGGTTCATCTGATGCACTAACATTCCCATATTTACCAACTAAGCTGATAACTGGTTCGTTAGTTCAACTTGAAGTTGGTTCAGCAGTTATAGGTAAATTGGCAGCTAATAGTGGGGTTGATATTGGTGATGTGGATGTTCTGTCTGTAGCCGCTGGTTCCAACCTTATTGGCAAGGTAGCTGAGCCAGCAGTAGTAGAAACTCCATTCACAGGTACAGGTAATTTAGCGGTTGGCACCAACAAAATAGCCCCAGCAGCGGCTTTCAAGCTAACTGAGATTGAACTCCATCTTAGCTCAGCACCAACTACAGGCACACAGAATCTAGTCATTACTTTAGATGATGGGGTTGCTACCGCCTATGATTTGGTTCTTCTTACTATTGACCTTGTAGCCAATGCCGTAACAGATTTGGTGATAAAGCCTAATAAAACTTGTAAGTCTACCGATGTAATAACTGCCGCTTGGACTAACACTGATGGCAGAACTTATGGACTAAAGTTTAAGCACCAGTTAATTTAGGAGTTGTTATGGTACAGCAAGTAACTTTGAATGGTAGGCTATTAGATTTAGATTACGAGCCGCTACTACAGGTGGGTATCAAGCCTGTGTGGAGAACCCCAATCGAAATCAATGGCAGAGTGATTAGTGGAGTCAATATCAATGGCTATGACTATCCACCTTGTCCTGCAAGTAATGTTCTATACATTCCGGGATTGCCAGGTCAAGGCTCTACAATTTGGGATAGAAGTGGCAATGGCAACAATGGCACAATAGCTGGGGCTACTTGGAAAAGACTAAATAGTGGGTTGTGGTATCTGTTCTTTGATGGTGCTACAGACAAAGATGATATTGTAAGTGTTGCCGATGCTGCCACAATCCAGAATATCTGGGATGCTGGTGGCACAGTAGAGATATGGGTAAATCCCGGTAGTGATGGAGAAGATAATACTGGAAGGGTGCTTGATAAGAGACTGGGTTGGGCTTTATCTACTGTGAGTGAGTTGGGAGGCTTATTGACACTAATTTTTTGGGTAGACTTCAGTACAAGGGATGGGTACTGGCACACCACTTTAAGGGTATTACCTATAAATAGGTGGAGCAAGGTTTCACTAACTTACGATAGTTCCAGTGCAGATAATAATCCAATAATATATATCAATGGTATCTCATATGCATTGACTGAATCTTCAACACCGCTTGGAACAAGAGTAAGTGATACTGGGAGAGCATTGAACTTTGGAAATGCTCTTGGGACTACACCCACTTTTGATGGCGGTCAAACATTGTGGTCTATTTCCAAGACCATAAAAACTGCTGCCCAAATACTACAAGGGTATCAGGTAGAAAGACATTTATTTGGAGTGTGAGATTAAATGGCAACTTTAATGTCGGCAATGTTGACACTTCTTGGGCAAGATTTAGATGATGACTGGAGTTCCACAACTACCGCAGATGGTAATGCTAACAAATTAACTCTGGAAGACGATGACCTTAATGAAAAGGTAGCAGAGTGGGTCAATGATGGCATGGTAGCTTATCTGCCAGATGGTCCCAGTGGTACAGGTTCAGCAGAGACTAGAGTGGTAGACTCTCTTAGTGGCACTACTCTTACGGTAAAAACAGCTTTCTCCGCTAAAGTAGTAAGTGGTGTGAGTTACGAAGTCCACAGATTATTCACTAGGAATCAGAAGTTGGTAGCCTTACGAAATGCTGCTAGGCTTACGTGTCCCGGTCTCCATGCGGTAGTTCGAGATATGGACTTACTTGAAACTGTGGACTACAAATACGAGTTTGACATTAGCTCACTCAGTATATTCCAGAATAGACCACACCAAATTTTATTGGCTCAAGAGACAATTGAGGATATTTGGGTAAAGGATACAGCTTACGCTGAAGATGATATAGTACGTCCAACTCTGCTATCTACTTTCACTGGTTATGTCTACAAATGCACTACAGCCGGTACTTCCCATGCTACTACTGAGCCAACTTGGCCTACCAGTCCTGATGATACAGTAGTGGATGGTACAGCAACTTGGACTTGTCAAGACGACTTAGACTATAGTAATTATCCAATGACTCCCTTACATGATTGGGATGTAACCCCAGATGGTAGACTATTTCTTAATGCCAGCTATACTGCTGGTTATAAACTGATGGTAGTTGGAATTAAACCCTTAGCATTTTCTGGCAGTGGGGCTGCTGAGACTGTAGCTCTTGATAGTCCATTCGATTTAGTTCTTTCGGCTCAAGCTGCATTATATCTTTGTCAGCAAAGGGCTGGAAGCGCAGTATCCCAAAATGCTGAGCGTTGGCAACAGCAAGTCCAACACTGGCAGCAACAGTTGGCTCTTAGAAAAGCACAATACTCAATGCACCCACCTGATGGTACACTCATAACTGGGGGAGGGCTTACAGTGTAATGGCTAATTTTATCTTTGTCCCAAAAAGGAAATTACTTACAGCAAGACCCGGAGAGACAGAAGTTTCTGAACCCGGTGTCTCCATAAATAATGTAACTAATACTACCAATGTGACTGTTGGTGGCAATTATTTGCCATTAGCTGGTGGAACATTGTGGGGTACACTTCATTCGCCTGTAGGATTACGGATTCCAGTGGGAACTGATATGTATTAAAATGGAATTGTATTATGCCACTAACAGTACATCCGTCTTACGCCAATCATAAACATCTGTACGACTTTCAAGAGGAAGTTGGTACATTCACCGCACTTGCTAATGTCAATGTCAAAAACTGTCCTTCTGGTCATACATATTGCATACCAGATGGTACCCCCACTTCAAGTACATTAAAAGTTGTAGAAGCTGTTTATGGTAGATTTATAGAGGGCTGGTGGGCTTACTATAATGCCCTAACTGGCTACCCACAGTGGCTTACTGATGCTGAATGTTTGACTGCTGGTTTAGATTTAGACAATTACAGTTATGCTAAGGGAGCACATATCCATCCTTATTGGATTTGGGGTGGTGATGAACCTCTAGGTGACCCACTTGGAGTAGGTGTGCTTTTTAAGTATGGTGGCGATTGTGGTGCTGGGCACTCCGATTGTAGGATGTACCGCAGAGATTGTGCTTTAAGCTCCATGACTGCTGTCTGGTGGGATTATGCTAGAGCGGCAGCATGGGTTGATGAGCGTGGTTATGATGTTGGTTATATGGTGGCAAATGCTAATGTTAAACATCGGCATTTCTACACATTTGTTAATGATAATTATGTTGAACATGACCCCAAATACTTTATAACAGCACTTAAAACCTGCCCTCTGGGACACACTAATTGCCAGATTGATTCTTCAGAACAGAAGAATTTATTAGCTTGGTATGGATGGAACAAGACTTCATTTGCCTCACCATCACCGCCATCAGTTGCTGGTTACATCTGGGTTGAAGGAACAGACTTGATGTATACAGTTGATGCTGGGATTGAAGTTCCTATTACCGGAACTGTAGTAGGTGCTGTTGGTACAGCGTACTCCGGTCATATCTGGGTAGAAGGTAATTATTTGCATTATATAGACCAATCTGGTGATGAACGTAGAAAAGAAGGGACACTGGATGGAGCCACTGGTCAAACTGCTGGTCGAATTTGGGTTGAGAGTGTGAAGCTCAGATATATTGACGCTTCTGGAAATGAACGCTATCTTTGGGAGTAAACTATGAGCATACTAGAATATGTTGGCAGCATAGGTGGAATAGCTGGAGTTCTGGCTGTAATTGTTTTCTGGATGTACAAATCCCAAGTCAACCAAATGCGTGAAGATAGAAAGTTCATGGAAGACCGCCTTGACAAGATTATTGAGGCTGACCAAGAAAGCCGTGAGCGTAACACTCAAGTTCTAACTGAGCTAATTATTTGGCTGAAGGCTAAAAATGGTGGAGGTAACAAGAATGGCTGATATTCAACTAACGATTGGTGGTTCTACTAAAAGTTTCAACTTGGCTGTAGAAGAAGGCAAGAAATTATTTGCTGTGGTGGAAGAACCAATAGTTCCGCTAAAAGCTGCACAGGATGTACCGTCTTATGGAGACTTGCCTGCTGAGAAGATATTAGCCTTTGCACAAAATAATTGGCGAGGCGGTATGGGTCAAAAAGACCACTTCAATATATTAGATATGTATGCTGATGGTCAAAACATTGATACTAGAGACCCGAATCAAATAATCTTGGGACCAAAAATCAATACAGCTGGTGCCATAGCAGCCACTATCGTCTTTGCCGATTTCTTTGAGGGCAGAGAGTATTTTGCCAGCACCAGATATGTCTATAAGTATCCTGCTACTGGTTCTACTTGGGCTGAAGTATTAGATGTTGGTGCTGGAGATACTATAGAGTGCATAGGTCATTATGACGGTTACATCTATGTTGGTCTAACCACTGGTAAATACTATTATAGTGATACTGGTGAAAACGCTGCGTGGACTCAATCTACTCTTGATAATGCCGTTATGCACAAAATCTGTGTGGCTCCATCGTTCAGTGGTACTAAAGATTTATTGGTTCTAGCTAAAAGACCAAATGAAGTTCGTACAGCAACCGCTCCGTTGAATGGTGAAGTTGGTTGGTCTGACCCACCATACTATGTAGGTGATGAAAACTCTAACATTACTAGCTTATTTATTCTAAATGGCATATTATTCATTGGCAAAGAAGATGGACTTTGGTCTTTGCCCCCAGATGGTCGCCCTGTGATGGTGGTTTCATATCGAGAACAGAAGAACAGCACTAACTTTGCTTATCATACCAACTGGCAAGGAGTTTTTTATGGCTCTGGTGCTGGAGACATTCTGGAAATCATAGGCGGTTCTGGCAATTTATTCTCAGTTGACTATATGGGGCCACTACAACGTTCTCCGGAGTTAGCTACGATTGGCTCAATCAAAAGTATTACCAGCGATGATAAGAATATCTATGTGCTATTTCTAATTGGTTCCAATTATGTCATTTACGCTGGACGAGAGAGGACTGACAGCAAGTACGGGCTTAGGTGGGAATGGACTCCGTATATACATTTAGGTACAAATGCTTGTGGTGTTATTAAAGTTATGCAACGGAGTGGAGCAAGCCCTCTACTATGGTTTGCCTATGGAACAAACATGGCTTATGCTATTTTGGCTAAAGCTCCTAATCTTCCACTTGGAGATAGCTCTTATCGGTTCTGCTCTCAGGGTTATTTAATTACCAGCTATTTCGATGCAGGCTACGATATTTGGGACAAGATATTCTATCAGCTATGGACTATGGCTGAAAATCTAGCTGATGGTATTACAATCGTAGTCACCTATCAAGCGGACACTGGTTCAAGTTGGCCTACATTAACTACAATAACCTCTAATGGCATACAATCCGTTGACCTCACTGCCATATCCTGTAAAAGAATAAGGCTAAAGATTGAACTGAACTCTGGCACCAATACTATAACTCCGATATTACAAATGTTTATTTATCGTGGAGTCCTATGCCCAGAAGTCACTAGGTCATTAGACTTTGTGGTTATCCTTGAGCAGTCTGATACCAGAAAGCCATCTACTGACTTAACCTTCTTGCGTGGTGGTAGAATTGCTACTTCCCCAGTTACTCTTAAAGATTTGAGGTTTGGTACTACTAAATACATTACGTTTCTAACCAATTCGCCAACGGAAATTGAAGCTATTGATGAAGTCTCCAAGCAACCAAGCTATAGAGCTAGGATTCTGGCTCAGGAGCTGAACTGGACTTCACCCTAGACTCCAAGCGGAGCACTTTAGCATTAGCCCTCTTACAGTCGGTATGACAATAAACTTGATTCCTGCGGAAGGTAGTGAACTCAGTTTGGCAAACAGGACAAACCTTATGCAGTATCACCCTATTAAGATAGTACGGCTCCGCTGTTCTCCGGCACTCCGGACAGCAGAATCTTTGAAAGCTAACCGTTGGCTTGAAGGCTTTGTTACAATTCTCACAAATTTTGCTTGCTGGCTTTTTTCTCATATTTTTTGTCTCTCTATAATGCGATACACAAGCCCTCTAATTTATGTCGTAGGGAAAAAGACCTATAAACCCTACAAGGCACTTTGCACCTCATTCTAGAGCATTTAGCTTCAGAACTTTGAGTCCAATCTACGAATTGAGGCATATTGAGTCCTCAAACATAGGGAACTTTTATAGCATCACCCCAGCTCTTACCAACCTTCAACTCTAGTGGTGTATCAAAGGGAGCTAATCCAGTAAATAAGCTGGGTGCTGGATAAGTTCCATCATAAACCAATTCATCATGTACCTGAATACGCAAATCAAAATTGGATGCTTTAGCCATCATCTTCTTGACAATCTCCGAAGCTGTACCCTGCACTGGCATATTGAACAACTCACGGATTACAGCCTCTCTGGAATGAGGGTTAGCCATCCTAAGCATATCAGCTTTTCGTGTTCGTCCAAACAAAGTAGTAACGTAACCATGTCTGGTTATCTGTTCTCTTTGGCTATGGACATAATCTCTAATACCAGTATAGGTCTGGAAATACCTGTTCTTAAAATCTGTAGCTTGTGGTAGAGTAAGTTTTATGCCCTTCTTCTTGGCGTTCTCTATAATAGTTTCTTCTTCTCCAAGATATGTTATAGCAAAATTGAGAGTTTTGGCTAATACCCTTGCTGCTATTGGGTCTGCTAAGTTGCCAGTAATTCCCATCCTATCCATGGTGTCTTTATGGATATCTGCACCATTAGCAAAAGCTGACATCATTGCTTTGTCTTGAGCCAAATAAGCTATAGTCCGCAGTTCAATTTGGCTAGCATCAAGGCAGTTAAACATTGTATCCGCTAAGAACACCACTCTAAAATACTGTGGTATATTCTGCATATTGATTGGGTTGGAACTTGACAGTCTACCAGTAATTACTCTGGTATTATTATAATGTGTATAAGCCCGGTCTAGCCCAAGTAATGGCTCTACATAGGTGGACTGTAACTTTGCTTTCCCACGGTAGATTAGCACAATTTGAGCTAATGGGTCATCAATGTCTTGTAATGTTCTTTCATCCACTTTTAGTTGTTTACGGCTCTTAGTGTATGGTAGTCTCCATCCTTTTTGAGCTAGAACTACTCCGACTTGCTGATTAGAGTTTGGGTCACAACCTTTGGTCTGTATTAGTTGGCGTAGATATGCAGTTTGAGCATCTAATTCCTCATAAAATTCAGCCACACTTTCTTGATTCAATGCTACTCCAGCACTCTCCATATGCCTTAGTATATGGACTATATCACGGTCAATATAGTAGCTCTGTTTTGTGTGCATATACAGGTCATACCAGCATCTTAGAGTTGAAGATGCGTCAATGCAACACTTTTGCAGCACAAAGTTTGGGTCGGAATTATATACTTCCAGCATAGTGCCACCTTTTGGAATTGTAAATTGTAGAAATTTGTCTGGTATATTGTATCCAAGACGAAATGCCAGATTATATAATTTCTGTGGTAAATTTAGTGTGTATGCCAGAATCTCAGTATCCTCAAAATTGGATTCATCAATACCAAATGGTTCAAGTACATCAAAGTCGAACTTGGAGTTGTGGAACACTTTAACTATAGCTGGATTCCTTAGTATATTCAAAGCAATATAGAAGATTGGACTGTCCTCTCTAAACCAGACGGCATAGTCCGGACTGGGAGCTATAGCCAGACCAATCAATGACTTGTCTTCCAAACTGGTAGTCTCAGTATCTACACCAACTATCTGAGCAGAAGTCAGTTCTTGGAATATCCGCATTTGGTCTTTAGAGCCAAAATTACCATATACTTCTACTGAGCCTAACATCTATGCTCCATGTTCTTTCAGTATATCGTCTATGAGACTACCAGCATCAAACTCTCCTTCTGGCTCCAATGTCAAGCCTTCTTGGTTTAGTCCAGCTTCTAGCTCATCTGAAATCTCCTCAATGTCTGCATCTTCATCTTTAGTCACCAATTCTGGCTTGGCTTCTTCCTCAATGAAAGTTTTGGCTTGCTGTTGTAGGCTTTCAACCTTCCGCTTCTTCTTGGACTCCACTTTCTTCTGGTGTCGCTTCTTGGATTTTTTAGTCATTCTTTCACCTCCTTCTTTACTTCTGTCTGACCATTACGAATAGCATTGATTATAAATTCTTCCGGATTATCTAAAGACTCCAATGGCATCATAAGCCCATCATCTTCGCCAGAGGTAAAGTAAATACTGCCAACCATATCAAACTCTAACTCAGTACCATGAATCAAAATTAATTCCTGTTCCAGATGGTCTGGGTCAGATTGTTTAGTCCTCATATCTGCAAGTAATTTTATCCACATTCTGGCTTCCTCATTATTATTATATCTTCCGTAATGACGTGTGGTATATCAGGATTTTGGCTCCATGCCACTTGCAATCTCAAACTTGGTTTAGCTTCACGCTCACGCCACTGGTACAATTCAAAGCCAACCTCATAACAAATCTTGAGAGTATCAGCAGAGTACGGTTCTATGCCACCATATCCACGATATGAACTGGCTTTGGTATTGACAGAATCTTTGGTAATAGTACACATGAAGCCACCCGGTGGTAGTGAGTTGTATATTCCACGATAAATTTCTTTCATGCCAACCAGTAAGTTGAAATAACTCAGAGTTGCTAATTGCGCTCTATCTTGACCATACTCACCAACAAATGTACCCGCTTCTGCTGCCATTCTAGCGACTTTGGTGCCAGCTTTGGATATATTTACACTATAAGGTGGGCTGAATATACAGTGGTCAGCCTTATATGGTAAGAATCTCCGAGCGTCTCCATGAAGCAAACCAAATGTGCCAGTAGGATTGTGGTGCAACTGCATGAAAGCCCAGCTAAGTTGCTGTACCTCGTAGAAGTGCTGTTCCAGCTCTATATTTATTACATTCCTACCCAACAGAGTAGCGTACATTAGTGAGCCAACTCCACTTGTCGGGTCTAGTATAGTATCACCGGGCTTAGTCAGCTTTTTAATTAGCCAAATCATCATATATAGATTAGCTTTGGCTGGGTGTCCTTTGTCTGCTCCAGCAAAATACTTCTTCCGTAGTTGTACGTCACTTGGGAATTTAAGTTGTCTCATTGCCAAAGTGACCTCCCAAGTTCCCACATAAATAGACAAAAGCAAATAGCAATCAATGGTTCATGATGCCAGAATTGAGTCCAGTTGAACAAGACATCACTTGAAGTTAGTTGTTGATGGGCAATGCCTAGAATGGCAAGCAATAAGAATGTACATTGGATTATCTTACCCATTATTCCAATGCACTCCTTCCATCTTTGTATTCCAGTTCTATAGGGAACACAAATTCCTTTCGCTTATCCCATATATAGTCACCAATAGTAGTAGCTAAACATAGCTTACCATTGGCAATCTGTTCCTCAGTAGCCCAATCACAGAATACTAAACGCCTAATTCCAAGGTCATAAACCTCAGTAATGAAATTCTGGATTAGTTCCCAATTATTATCCAGAACTGAAACGCAAATGCGCTCCATGGTATCCCTAGTCAAGTTTTTGCTGGCTGTCGGTATTACAAGATAAGTCAGCATCGGGTATGAGCATAATCTTGGAGTGTGCTTATCAATGGACACTTTGAGTCCATCCTCTGTCATGCCGTCTCTGAAACTGGTGAATATCAATGTCATAGTTTTATTCATATCCATACTCCTTTAACACTTGGTTTATGGTGAGTTTCTCTGCTGGTGACAAGCTATATTTATTTATTTCAAGCATCTTGAAAAGTATGGAATCTAGTATATCCCACATAAGGCTGGCATCTTGCTTACTACTTTCACAGTATTCAGTGTATTCTTCCACTAGCTTCTTTCTCTGGTAATCCAATAGGTACTTTTGCTCGTTGATAAAACTCTCAAAATCCATGTTACTTTTCTCCTTTCACTGCTTTTATTAACCTTTTGGCAGTCGCTGTGCCAATTCCGTCACAAGCAAAACTAATTGCTTCTGGTGCCAAGTGTATTGCATCCCACAAACTACCAATCTGCTTCAATAATTCCATTGCTTTCTTCTCACCTAATACCGCACCTTGTTCATCTTTTATTCCCATAATAGTCTCTATCATCGGATTGCTCTGCCACTTAATAGGTTTAGTCCGTACATAATGCTTTAGTAAAGTGTGTTCAGTTCTCTGGCTATTCTCAACAAAGCTCTTTAATGCCCAAGCCGAGCCTGATATAGTGGAAGTATGATATACCGATATACCTTCTTTGTCTAGTCTCCAAAGATATGCCATCACATCAGCATACTTAGCTCCACTAATCTTTACTCTCCGTAAATATCTATCATTCTTACTCTCTTGGAAGATAGCTATTTCACCACCAGCTAATGGCAAAGCTACGCCCTCTACAAGTAGTCCCACTTCGTCAGCATGATTAGTAGCTGTTCTTAATTGTTTCTCCAATCTACCAAGACTATTCAGTAAGTCTAACCAATACTTACGCTCAATGGTTATGCTATGCCCATCAATAGCAGACCAGAAATAATCACAAAGCCCTTGCTGTACCAAGTTCTGCCGATGGACTTGCATGAATGTGGAAAGTAGTCGTTCCATGTAGTCCGGTTCATAAACGTCTTGGACAATAAAACTCATTTTAGCCAATTCCTATTCTCTTTATGGAGTTGGTTGTCTTTAAGTGTAAGCCAAACTGAACCATCATGCAAGCGGGGAACTCCAGATGGCATCTGGGGCAGTAATACCAATCCCTGTCCGGATGCTGAGACAATTCAGCCTCACACTTTGGGCATCTATACCCTATTCTGTTTTCCATTATTCATTCTCCATACAAGCCTTCTTTATTCCATCAATAATTAGCATTAGACGCTTATAGTCGGGTTCCATTATCTCTATTCCGAAAGCAGTAGGTGGATTTGGTGTCAAGATTCTAGCCACTGTTTTGAGTCTCAACGGATTTAAGTCCTTGCCAGTCTGTGGGTCAACATTAGTATTCCTAAGAAATAACTGCAAATGGTGGTCAGTTAGATATGGAATCTCGTTGAACCCAGCGTGCGTTTTTTGACCAGTTTTTACGGACTCCTTGGTCATAGAGCCATCTGATTTTTGGACAAACTGTTCTTGGTAAACATCTGTTTCGTAATGAGATATGATTAGCAGTTTGTTAGCTTCTCTGGCTGCCATAATCTTGGCTCTAGTCCTACTGTTTGGCATCCGATACTCAATTTGTTGCAGTTGGTGTCTCTTTGGGTTATTACGTTTGACATAGTTCTCCAGATATTCATCTGCATTTAGCTTGTGCATTTGGCTCCCAGTATCAATGAACAATACTCTAACTTGTGGGTCACTTAGAGCCATTTCATACATACGTTCAAAGTTAGCCCACTGTTGAGTTATAGCTCCACTACCTAAAGTCCAAGTGGGTACTTCTGGGAACTGCACCGACTTGATTCGGTCAGCTATATTCGGTTGGAATCTCCAGATAGCACGTTCTCTGCCCAAGTCAAAATCAAAATGGATTTCGATACCATCCTGAAATGACTTAGCAGCAGAGAAGCCAAACGTAGTCTTGCCAGTCTTTTCTGCACCATAGTACGTGATAACTTGACTCATTGCCCACCTCCAAACATATGTCTAAAGAAGTCTGAAATGTCTGGGGGAGCATCATCCTCGCTACGGCTTACCACCTTGAAGCCTACCCGCACTCCGATTTGGTCGTTCCACAACTCCAACTCATCTCTAATACTAATCCACAAAGCAGTTCTTAGTAAAGAAGTCTTGGCTCCAAACTCGTTGGCTTTGGCTTCCAACTGTGTCTTCTCGTCACCAGTACAATATCGGGAGTCTAGGTTAAATTGCTCCGATTGTTTCTGGTACAAGTTGGCTAATACAAACAACCGCTTGCAAACGCTAGACATTTCACCAACTACAACTTCTCCATCTTTCACTTCATTATCTGGCTCGATAAGTTCAGCCTCGTCCATGCTGTCTAATTCTAATGGTAATAACCTAATCCAAGTGGACATTTTATTTCTCCTTCCTGAGATTACAATGTATGGCAGAATCTCCATACCTACAGTTTTTACACTCCCAATCCTGACACCACTTTGTGGGAGTAGGTGGTTGCTGGTCTGCAAAACTTTGGATATAGACATCCTTTCGCCACATCAGATAATCCCAGTTATCTTGTAGCTCCTGCTGGGTGAACATAAACTTCACAGCTAGAATCTCTGGAAAAGGTGGTTTATATCCACCCATCAAGTGAACTACACTGAGTCCATATTCCAACTTCTTTTCAGCATAGCAATAGCCCTTAATCTGTTGTAGCCAAGTCTCAGGAAACTCTCTGGTAATTGTTTTCTTGGTACTCATTCTGGTAGTTTTGAGTTCTGATGGCAAGTCAGCTTTGAACCAGAAGTCTGGGCTATAGTCAACGCCTTCACAAGTTCCGGGGCTGGCACGTTTATCTTCTGGAATTATCACCCTCTCGAAGCCAATACCCAATGCCATAGTAATTGCCTGTTGTCTTGCTATTGATAGTGGCATAATCCTGTCCCAATAAGAAGATGTTAGGCAATAGATAAGTTCGGTCAAATGGATGCCAGCACTCCTTACTGGAACAGTCAGTTCTTGGACTCTTTGTATGAGCCACCGATAGGACTCATCAGCTAGTTCTGGATAATCTTCAACTATCATACAATTCCTCCATATTAAATTTCTGCGTGATAGGTATGCGACAGCCCACCACCGGTTTAGCTGGGTTTCTCCATAGTGGACTCATAGTTAGAGTTGATACAAGCATCCAACAAAGAAACTTTGTCATTGGCTGCTACGAGTGCTGCACGGGTTGCCGTGAGTATCCCACGCAACCGCTCTATCTCATCACAAAGTTCTTTCACTCTGGAGACAGCAGTATCCAAGTTGGTCACACTCGCATCTGGCTGCCCAGCTAGAGCTTCTTCCACTATATTATCCATTTGTGTCATTTCGCTCCTTTCCATCCTATTTGTTACTTTGCGCCATATTCTATGCCACTCACGCCACAACATGGTGCCTGCCATCTCCATCTACCGTTACCTGTGCAGCCGCTTTAAGCCCAACGATAAAGCTCTGGTCAAAGATAGATGCGGTAAATGCCGAGTCAGCCTTAATCTTGTCGTCTATCAAAGCAACTCCAAGAAACTCATTTAGAGTCTTGCCATCAAGCAGCTTCTTAGCTCTAATTGGAGCAGTATCGTCTGCTATTATTATGGTACTAAATGCTCCAGTAGGTGCAGCGGTAGGATTAATGGCAGGAGCAGGAGTGGGATTAGCAATGGGAGCTGGAGCTGGAACAACTACTGGTTGAGGCTGCATAGTTGGCTGAGGTTGTGGCTGAACATACTGTGGCTGTGCTGGTTGTTGTGGTAATGGTGCTCCACCAGGTATCACAACACGCATAAATCTCCATACATCACCACGAAATGAGTCACCAGTCTTTGGGTCCTCACCATAACTCTCACTCATCTGGCGCATTTCATAGACCTTACCGACCAGTTCAGCCTTAGCTTCTTCGAGACTAGCTGCGTCGGCTGCCACACCTATAGCTCTGGCACTACCAACATGACGACCCCATCCAGAGTCCTCACGGTCAGAATACTTGATAGACAGGTCAATTGTTGCCCAAGGCCACGGTGCTGGACTTTCAAGAATTTGGACTTGGTCGAACTTCTCAATAATCCTCATCCCGAACTGGCTCTGCGTGTCATAGAGTATGTCAGTTAGCCTACCAATGAAGGCGATAACTGGCACCTTGAAGGCTCCACCAGTAGCTAAACCAGACCATTTTGCCGGTGGCATTGCAGATATGACACCAGCAGGTGGCACCATTGGCTGCCCATAAGGTGTCTGTCCACTAACAGGTGGTTGTTGCTGTTGGGAATAATCATAAACCATTTGTTTTTACCTCACTTTAATTTTACTCAATTATTCCACCTTCACTAAAGCTATCTGCTTTTCCATTTCTTCTAGCTTTTTCCTTACCACATTGGACTCACCACCTTTCCGTTGAATATAATATCTTTTGGCACGCAAACAAGCCAACTTGCGTTTCTTTTCTGGGGCCATGGCAGTCGGCTTATAGTCATGCTTAAAGAACCAATTTTTAGCATAGGACTGGACAGCTTCAATATAGCAATCATAGTGGAGATGTTGTTTTATTAAGTGCCTATTGAAGAATCCAGTCCCAATCATAATCTGCGTGCCAGCCACTATGCCCTGCTGGCAAGCAGAACAAACACCATAACGCCTCTGGTAGGTGGGCTTATAAATCATGGAAAATGTAAAACCCATCATACACCCGTTTCGTTTTGTAGCTAATGCTATCACACGCTGGACAGTAGTCCTCATCTGGCACCCCATCGTACCATATAGCACCACACTCACAACATATATGCGTATACACAGGGAACGTAAGACTCATCTTTCACCCCGTTCAGTCATAGCTCTCCATATATTTAAGTCTTTGATTGAGTAAAAGACTGGTATATTAGCTTCACGTGCAAACTTAATTTCATCATCAGCACCACTGGAATCTCCATCTATTCTTAATATACAGTCGCAACATAATATGAACTCTCTATCTAGCACCAGCCATTCCTCGTATGGTCTGTGATGGCACAACTCCCAGAAGTGTGTGAGGACTGGAATATATGGTGCATATTCCATATCATATAGCTTATTGGCTATGTCAATAGCTTTGTTGACATTGGCTTCTTTGTCACCTTTAGAGTATGGAGACGCTATGTAAACTCTAATCATCTTTTACCCCACGTAGACGTGATTAAAATAATTCCAACTATAACTGGCACTCCTACAACCATAGCTATACCCAATGCAATTAGCACTTCACGCAATGGGTTCTCTGACTTGAGTACACCAAGACATATGATAGCTAAAAGTGGACTTACTACCAATGCAATCCCAAGAGCCTGCCTTATTTTTTCTTTTTTCATGGTACTACCTCAAACGCAGCCAAAGCTCTGTTCAGCTGCAAATTTATCGGCTTGAGGACATCTTCACTATGGCGGCACTCAAATTCCAGCCTTATCTTATCCTGTGCTACTGGAACTAAGCTAATCATAGAGTCTGCCCACTGTGCAAGATGATAAGTTCCCGTCATTTCCTGAGCACCAAGGTCAACTACTCCACCACTCTGTCCAACTTTTGATTTCCTAGTGTGATGGCAAATAAGTATGGAGACTCCATAACTCCATATCAATTTATCACAGAAGTCAGTGCAAGCCATTACGCTTTCCTCGCTTGTGGCACTGGCTGATAACATCTTCTTTAGTGGGTCAAAGATAATCAAATGTGGTTTATGTATGGCTACCAACTTCTCCATTTCTACTTGTCCAGTTGGAGTGTCTAGTCGTACTCCCATCAAATCGCTAACCATACATAAGTTACTGGTCATAGTTGTACCACTACCTTTACAATACTTGCGTAGTCTGAATTGCCAGCCTCTATGTCCCACTTCAAAGTTCATATACAGCAATTTTTTTTGGTTAGTCTTAAACCCCAACCAGTCTTTTCCATGAATTACTGCTAGTGCAAGCTGGTTGAGCAGTAAACTTTTACCCTTCTTTGGTGGCCCAAACATTATCACTTTCATGGCAGTTGGTATTATACCACTTCCTATTATGTAGGGTAAGTCTGGAAATGTTTGAGACAAATAGGTTGCCCCATCATACACATCCAGAGACATCTACTATTTGCTCCCAGCCAATATATTGTCCAATGAACTTCGTGCTATGCGGATAGTGCCATTTGGAAGGACTATTCCGACTATCCATCCACGCTTTACCCATCTATAAAGAGTCCATTTAGAAATACTAAGAATAGCCGCTGCTTCTTTGGCAGGAACAAAGCTCTCCATAGTTGTCTCCATTAAGGCTTACCCCCCATCTTATTTAGATTTACTTGCTCGACCAGTATTTGATATAGTGCATCTGGAAACTCAGCTAGTCCAGATAGCTGTCTCCAGTTCATACCGTCATAGTCATAGTGTTTGGTCTCACGCCCCCAAATTAGATTGACTAATTCAATGCCTCTAGGCTTGATTATCCAGTTGGCATTCCATGGCGGAAGACTACAGTTATGCTCACCATCAGTGAGGTGAATTATTAGCCCACCACGCTTCATGCCTAGTGATACACCAACTATAGCTAGACCACTGGGAGTATTACCAGTGGGTTCATGTTGGTGGACTAACTTACCATCATCAACTCTTATCAAATCCACCTTTGTACCCGTGTTATAATAACACCAAACCTCAGCATTTACCAAGGTCTGCAATGCTCCAGCAGCTTGCAATACCTCATCAGCTTGCCGACCAGACATAGAGCCAGACAAATCAATTAGTATCTTGGTATCTGGAAATCCATCTGGAAATTTGTACTTTAAGTTGAATATGCGACCATCCGTAGAGACTCTATGTAATTGGCACTTATCAATTTTGCCATATTGTTCACCATACATAGTCCTCGACTGGAGTCTTTTGCGTATAGTCATAATCCGTTCCAGCCTTTTGCATAACAGGAAATCAGGTTTAATCATTGGAGTCTTAGTTTCACGGGAACGAATTACTGGAAGCTGTCTTACTCCACCTATTCCATCAAGTTCCTTATCCACTTGTTCAGTTATATCTTCTGAATCGGACTGGACAGCATCTTCTATGGCTTTAGCCAATTCATCACCAATGTTATCCTCTGGAGTGTGTGTTAGAGGTGGCTTCAAATTATCATCCTTACTATCGTCATCAGTATCAGTGTTTGTTCCAGCTCCATTATCATCTTCATCCTCATCATCATCTGGCTCATCCTCTTTGGTATCATCATTCTGGCTGGTAGACATTCCAGTGGTAATCTTGGGCTCATCAGGCTCGTCATCTGGTTTATCATCTGGTGGTGTGACTGGTGTTTGTGTTGGTGCTGATGATTTTGGTGGCTCAGGCATAGTCAATATAGCATCCTTAACCATATCCCAACAATTAAGATAAGCCTCAAGTCTATTGGATGGCCCAGCACGAAGCCCAGCTTGTCTAAGCCATTTATCTAACTCAACTAACCGATGCATTGCTTCTTCAAGCTCTGGTATTATATTGAATAATCTGTCCGACTTGTGCCCCAAAGAATACTCTATCCACAACTCCAGTAGCTTATGTGGCTGGGCTTCCCGCATCTTACTAATAGCCCAAGTGGATAGAGCCCGCTCATAGTCTGCTAAGTTTGAATTGGAACGCATCATTTCCTCAACAACAATATCCTCACCAATGTTCATAAAGGTTTGGAATAGTTCCCCCTCTGCTAACGCTGTTATGGAACTGTGCCCACCAGTTAAGTGACTAGTTTCAATAATGTAATGCCCAACTTCATGGAGCATCAGTCCAACTAATATGTCAAAGTTATCGGCTGGTACTGGAGCCTCAGTGAATAGGCTACCACCCCCAATGAGAACTTCTTTTTGCTTACTTACAAAGTCAATACCACTAGATTCACCTTTGGTAGTGAACTTCACATTGAAATCGGATGGTAGCCCAGCAGCACCAGCCACTTTCTTGAGTGCTTTAAGAACTTGGGCACCCTCGACTGGCATAAGACTGGATTTATTGATTCGCCAATTATCACTCCTTGCCATCTGCAATCTCCAATATCTCCTCAATCAGCTTACTCATATTCCAATCACCATCGTAGTCGGAATCGTAATATGGCATGGCAGTACGGAGCAAAATTTCCAGTTTGACCCGCCTCTGCTCCCCCATCAATCTTAGAATATGTTTAATTATGGTTATCATTATAGCACCACAAAAGCGTTTTGAGTACCATCAGGAACACTAACAACACCATTGCCAACAAAGTCCAGATGTAACAAGATACTCTCCAGTTTATCCTTATCCAGAGCCACATTACTAATGATTGCATGGCGCAAGCCCAATCCCATCTGTATCAACTCTGCCATCATTAGAACACGCCTAGTTGATATGTGGATTGGGTCTTGCCCATCAAACCTGAGTTTGTTGACGAATTGGAGCAGTTTAGTCACCATTTCACCTGCCAGTCCAGTTCTAAGCACAATTAAGTTGGTCTCTTGTATTGCTGGTAAGTAGTCCAGTTGGACAATATGAAACCTATCTTCCAATGCTGCATCAAGTGGGTCTATACCAGTATATTCAAAGCCCTCGTTGAGAGTGGCGACAAAGACTACACCATTTGCCACTCTAACCTCGCCCAACTGTTCGTGTGCAATGGCTCTACCATCATCCAGCAAAGGGAATAGGTCATTAAGTGCCTTGGGTGATTCTGGTCGATTAAGTTCTTCCAGATGAAGTAGGCTGTTTGGAGTCCTAACTGCTGTGGGAAACTTGCCTTCCACAAACTTAGTCTCTCCGCCTACCAGTTCGTATCGCCCCATTAGTTGACCTGTTTCTTGCAATGAGCCAATAGGTATAGGCACGTAGTCCATGCCAGCATTGACTGCCAGTTGTCTAGCACATTCCGACTTCCCCATTCCATGTTTACCCTTTACCAGAATATTGACGGGGTGGTTCCGCTTAGTCTCCATGACTTTGGTTAATTGGGTTTTGTTACTTTGACTAATAAAGAACGCTTGCTTTTTTGGAATCATGACCTATCCCCCCATTCCTCAATGTCATAGATGTCGGTGGACACTAAATCCTCTATAAGCTCGGATGGTTCCAAGTCATCAAACTTTCCGCTGGCTTCATCCTCATCTTCAGCGTCCACAAAGGTAGTCCCTTCAATTCTCCATCTTACTCGATATTTCATTTCTTACCTCCATTTATTTGGACTTATCTGTAGGAATCGGTAAACACGCAACCACAAACTTTGCTATGTCAAAGCGTAGATTACCGTATTCTACAAATGCTCTGGTAAAGGCGGTTGTGGCTTCACACTTAGCCATTTCCGATGGTAAGTTGGATATTATACCAGCAATAAATCGGAAGTCCTTCTTTGTCATCATGTCCATTACCTCCAGTCATATTGACTTACTTAATCGCCATTATTAGTCTAGCCAGTCTCTTATGACCAGTTACCATATAATGGCGCCGCCACCAGTCAGCAATCTGAGCCACTGTAGCACCTGAGCCCATATCCGTTAGCTCATCCGCTGCCGTTTCCGCCTCTAAGTTTGCCTTTTCTGGGTCCCAATCTTGTTTTTCCCATTTCGCCATGACTAACTCCTTTCCAGCTTTATCAGCTTCGTTAATTTCTGTGCAGCCATAAAATCAGCTGCCAGTTCTCCACATCCCGCTCATGGAATATGAAGTCTTTGTCCACCTCTCCCAACAACATCACCAGTGCTGTGAAAACTAAGTCTACCATCTTCTTTCTTCCATTAATGCTATATCCACTGTACCACGGGGAATATCGCTTACAAGAATGTTAGCATTATGGACTCTGCATATAGATTGATGCCTGCTTGTAGTGGTAGAATACTTGGTGGTGTTGCCTACTACCAAGCCACTGGACAATCTTTGGAGTATAACTGTACCATAACTGAACAGTTTGTCTCCAGTTGATGTGACTGATGAACCTTTACCAGCCTTACCACTCCAGAATCTCTCACCTACTTGATATGTGTTCATGCTATTCACCCCTTTCCGCCAATATCTGGCTAACTATATCACTGGCAATCGACCTCATACCAGCACGCTTATTGTCCCAATACTGCTTCTCCAACTTATCCTTCCCAGCCTTGCAATGTGGGCAAAACTGAAATGGAGAGGTTGCTCCATAGTAGTCGGTTCCACAGTCAGGACAAGTCCACTTCATAATCTATTGCACTCCACTAACCGCTCATTGAAGTTGTTATTTCTGGTAGCCTTGAGTCCACCGTAGTTTATGTTCCACTTTATTACCCAGTCAGGACACTTGCCATCCTCAGCCCAACAGAGGAAGCCTTCACCACCCAATTTCTTAGGCATATGCCACCGACATCCTCTACACTTATTATCCACTCTCTAACCTCGCAAAGCAATACATCTTTTACATAAGCCAGATTTGCCAACTGTATCTCGAATTGGTCGCTTACAATGCCAGCAAGTCTTTGGTGCCACTCGTACCTTTAATTGCTGATTCATGCCATCATTTTACGCCTATTGCTAACACCTGTCAAGGTTTTACTTGACATAATGTAGTCCTGTTTCGTAGCTAAATTAAAAGTTTTGCTTGACATAACATGATTCACTTGACATAACGCTATTGGCTCGTAATCCCACCATTTAGTCAAACTTGAGTGCCAGTCGAGTGCTCCAGTTGCAATTAAGTCAGCCCATAAATATCCAAAGCCTGCTACTTTACATAATGTTATTGATTAGGTCTAGCTATCAAAAAGCTGCAAAACTTGACATCCTACGAGTAAAAAAACTTGCAAAGTATTCCCGTTATGTCAACTACTCACTTGACACTTGCATCGTACCCGTGATAAAATCCAGAGGTAGGTAGAGACACGCACCTTAACAATTCAAGTGCCTTGGACTGCACCACCAAGCGGTAAGGCGAATAGATAGTCAATTATATCCTAGCCATTAGCAAGCAAAATAATGGAGGGATGATAAATGACATTAGCAGAATTGGACAAAAGGGCAGTCGAGCTACAGTCAATCATAGCTAATCAGTTAGCAACAGCACAGAAGCTCCAAGCGGGAAGTGTTGAGTTCGACGAAGCATACGGTGGTTACCTAGCCTCAAAAGCTGAACTTGCAAAGATGCCTGAACTAAAGCGCCAGGCACAAGTCGCTGAGAACAAAGTGGCGATTGACGCTGCTGGCAAGACTGTAGCAGAAGCAATCCAGAAGCTAATTGCGGGGCTGAAGGTTAGCGAACTGTTGGGCGAAGATGTCAAAACTTTGAGGTATTATGTCGAGGAAAGTGGAACAGTTAGCGTTATCTTCAACCCAAAAGCTATGCTCCGCCCAAAAGGCAAAGCCGTAAAAAGCGGAGGACGAACAATTATAACTGATTCGGAAGGCAATACTACCTCAGTAACAAAGTTCGTACTTGCCCATGCTACAGAAGCGGAGAAGGCATCAAAGGCGTTTGACTACCCGCATACTCAATGCGATACAGAAGCGAAATTCCAAGACTTTTGTGTAAAGCATAACTTGACGGGCTTTACTTATAGCAAGCCCATAGCACAAGAGGAACCAGCCCCAGCACCTGAAGCGCCAGTCGAGGCGCAAAGCTAAATCTAGCTGCTAATGGCTAGAATATAGTTGATTATCAATCCATCTTCAAACTCAACCATTCAATCTCCAGCCCCTATTGCTTCTGACTGGGGCATTGATATATGTTTTGGGGATGCTAGTACCCCTCTTTCAATTCGTGCGACCCGGAGAAGGTTGGAGATATTGGAGACCAGAGCGCAGAATTCATGAGCGGAAAACCTGCGTGGCGGACTTGGAAGATATGGAAGGCAATAACAGGCAATTATTATGTCAAGTACATTATGTCAAGCTGCGTGATTTGGCTCGCCAATTACCCTCCCAATAAGTCTATGCACTTTCAGATATATATATGATATATATATACACATAACATAGCAGAGAGTCTGCCCTTGCTAAAAAAGTCTATGCGTTTTTGAATATATATTACTATATATAAAGAATATCTGATAGAGAACAAAATCGAAAAGTTACGAGTCAATTCCCCCCAGCTAACACTTGCTAACACTTCTGTCAATACTTTTTTGAGTTAGGGTATTGACAAGTTAGCGATTAAGTGTTACTCTAGTATATAGGATGACAACAGCACTACTAGAGCAAGATACCGGACTATCCATATCTGATGTCCCAGTCTCAATCTTCGAGGCTATCCAACCTTTTGAACCAGATGATAATCAAAAAGGCACATATTTGACGTTGAGGATATCCGGTGCGGATAAACGGACAGCACTCAAATTGATTGACCGTAAGTATCGTAGCTGGCAGAATTGGCGTGCCACTGATGAAGATTTCTACCGCTTAGATGAGCAGATACCAATTTTGCAACGCCACTTTGGCAGCGAGGCTAAGACAATGCGGACTACATTGCTGGATGTCAATATCGTTGAAGCTGGTATTATGATTTTCCGCAAGATTATTTCCAACAAGCGTGTTACTAGCGATATGTGGGCTTATGCGACAAAGATTGCTGGACTGCGAATACCAACTATGGGAGTTAGGGAAGATACTGGAAATTCTTGGGAGCAGTTAGCTTCCTCTATAAGAAATACTATGGCGCAGAGAGAAATGACTGTTAAAGAGATTGGTGTGGATGGAATTGAAACGTCTGTAACGGCTAAAGAGGTATTGGTTCAACAGGGTCAAAATCCTAAACAAATGGCAGACGAGATAATAAATCAAATGCTGGATAGAACTAATGAGTGAGAATTGGGCGCCATATAAGTTTTTATGGTGCCGGATTGGAGGGAAGCCATGGACACATATTATTCGTGATGCACAGAGGGCACTTCCTCTACCCTTCCTGTTAGCCTTTCTATCTACGGGTATCTGGGTGGGAATTAAACTTAAAGAACACTGGATTTATATTGTTTTGGGATTGGTCGTTGGAATTTTGGTCGGGCATCTCTTTTGGTAACAAGATAAAAGGCGGAGGGTAAATATATTGTGTAAGCACGAATGGGAAGAAAAGCCAGATTACAATGAGAAATGGTGTCCTAAATGTAATAAGATAGAGATGCTAATTACTCGCAAGGAATTGCTTAAAATGCCGATGGAGCAGAGGCGTGAAATATTAGCAAGGCAATCACAGGCATTTATTGAGAGGCACCCTGGTTACTTTAAGGATTTACTCATTGACTTTTAGAGGTAAAGCATGACTGAGCAAGAAGAGATAAGGTGGATTTTAACTCATCCGTATAGATGGAACTTACCGTGTAACTATTTGCATTATCAGATTCGCATAAAAGTCCCGACACATTATTATATTGATACAGCAGGGGAGGTGCAGTGTGTCTAGTAAGCAGGAAGAGATAAAGCAAGAAATGGGTCAGTGGGTACTTAGGATAAGACAGTATTTGCTTAATACTGAGTTTTGTCCTGAGCCGTTTACTAAACCTGTGGACATTGACGTTTTGAAAAATAAGTTCCCTGATGAAATCCTATCCTATCTCCACTCAATGAATGTAGTGATAAAGGTGGAGAGGGAGTTAAGACCCATACTACGAGGTAGGAAGATGAAACTCCTCAAAATGAAAGAGGTTATAGACCAATCTGTTAAAGCTGCTGAGAAAACAAACCCAAATATAGAATTTTGGATTGGAAACACCGAATATGAATTGAAGGATATTGGTCAATTTGGTGTAATCCCAGATGTTGTTATTACCTTGAAGTCCAATGCTAGCTATGAAGCCACTATGCCACTAATAAAAAAAGGAGGTCAAAATGGAAAAGTCGTTCCTGCAGAGTAAAAAGGCAAAAGTCGGGTTAGGAAGTGCTGGAATTGGAGGGCTTGTAGCTGCCATCTTAGCATACTTAGGTTGGGAGCCAATAGCTATAGCCGCTATAGTTGGTGCTGTAATTGGCGTTCCAACTGCCGCCTACGAGCATGGACAGGGTATGGCTGATAGTGGCAAGAATAAGCCAGTAGAGGAACCGGATATTTCTCCTATGTTCCCTCTTATTCTTCCAGCTCCAGAGGATGTGGTTGCCCCAGTGCCAATCATCGTAGATGGCATGATAACAGGGGATGTTACTAAGAATTATAAACCTGAACAAATTGAGGCTCTATTTCTCTCCAAGTGTGATGAAAGGTTTTGGGATGCAGTTGAACTATACCGAACGTTTCATGGTGGAAGTGAGCCAACAAACTACATCAAGGCATTTGGTGAAATATCAAAAGGGGAACAATTAACCACACCATTGGCTTCTTGCGGGGAGCTTAATAGTGACGATTATTTAAGTATGGTGCATTCCGCATTGAAGGGTAAGAAGGTCGTCATGGACAAGATAACTTGTATTAAGGAGCGAAGATGTCCACCTTCTACTCTTGGCGACTGTGGTTGGCACCTACTTGGCTTGACTGCTCCAAAAGATAGGTAAGGAGATTAGTTGGTAACTCAAACAGCACCACCAGTAGCTCAGATAGACTTGGCTACTAAGTTAGCCATGGCTGAGAATCTCCTATGGATTGTAGATAAAGAGGCTCAGTTAATACCACTCCGGCTGAATAGACCACAGAGATTATTATTCTCTAATTGGTCTAACCGTATGGCTTTACCCAAATCCAGACAAGAGGGTTTAAGTACAGGTATTTTGAGCCTCTTTTTCATAGAAGCACAAGTGATTCCGGGCTTGGTTGTAGCTATAGTTAGCCATGAGGACTATGCCACAAGAAGGCTGCTAGACAAAATAGACATATTCCACAAGCATCTTCCACCTAGGATGCAGAGTAAGTTGTTCCATGACTCAGATAATGAAAAGGTATTTGAGAATGGCTCAACCATCTATATAGGTACTGCTGGTCAGAGAGCATTTGGTAGAGGCGATACAATACATAGGGCATTGGTATCTGAAGAAGCCCATTACATTGATGCTGAGAAGCTGTTATCAGGTCTGGCAGAAGCAATACCAATGTCCGGCTATCTAATCCGTGAGTCAACCCCACTAGGTGATTCTGGTCACTTTTACACTTCGGTACAGGACTGTATTGAAGGCAAGTCCGATTTCAAACTGATTCCATTCTATTGGTGGCTAGCAGATGACTACCGAATACCAAGAGATAGTGCATTAGTATTAGAAGAAGAACGTGGGGAACTGACTTATACTCCAAAAGAAATTGAGCTTATGTTGGAGAAGAGGCTGGATGAGAATCAGATAAGGTGGAGAAGATGGAAAATCCGCTCCATGAAGTCAGAGAATAAAGGCAATCTATTTCCACAAGAATACATCGAAGATTTAGAGTCATGTTGGTTGGGTCCACCAGATAAAGTCTTTAGCGAAGTGGATGAGCAGCTCCAATCATGGAGCCTTAAAGCTAGAGACCCAATTAGGCAAGAGGGTATATTAGAGGTATGGAAAGAACCCGAAGTCGGAGCCAAGTACATATTCTGGATTGACCCAGCGGGTGGAGAAGGAGCTACCGATAATGACCCACATGATGGGGTTATTTTGAAACTAACTGCTGGTGGACTAGAACACGTAGCTTCGGTGCAGAGTAGAATGGAACAGAAACCATTTGCATACAAGGTAGCGGAGATTGGGACCAGATACAATAAGGCTTTATTAGTGGTAGAGCGGAACGGTGTGGGCAAGGGAGTTCTTAATTATCTGGTGAACGATATTGCCTATTCAAATCTTTATTTGGAACGTAAAGCTGACGGAGAGCTAACTGGTAGCTGGGGTTGGAACACAGACCACGCAAATAAAGCTATGATGGTGAGTGATACCATTACAGCTATCAAGAATGATACAGTGGTAAGCTATGATAGGAAGCTAGTTCGCCAGCTACGAGCCTTAGTCTACAAAGATGGTAAGATAACCGTTAAGAAGTCCGTCCACGATGATAGAGCAATGTCTTTTATGGGAGCTATTGCAGTCAGTCCTCAACATTTCTTCACTAATACATTGGCAGTTTCAGATTACGTAACGTTCAAGGGGAAGTAAATATGGACTATAAGAAAAATAAAAGTCGAAATGCCGCTATAATTTGTATCAATACAGAGGTCTTATTGGATTGGTTACAATTTCATGGTGGCACTATACATAGTATAGGGATGCCAAAAGATATATGGCGTCCGGATGAGATTGAGATTCTTATTGAACATCCAGATTTATATGAGGTACGAACTGGTGATATACTTATGAAAATTACGCCAGTATATACAGGAACCGAACGTATTGAACCACCTAAAAAACCTATAAGGAGAAGAAAGAATGTCTAATATGGATAAAGATTGGCGACCTGAGAACTGGGAGCAGATTAGGCGGGAATTGGCTGCTGTTCCATTCGTTTGGTCACCAGCTGGACCCAACCTCAGTTCTTCTGAGCAGTTAATTGAAGCTACTGCCAGCAGAATATTGGAAGAATATCTAAAGAGTATGACAAGTGAAACCACAGACTGATGCAGAACGCAGACCACGGACTCCTAAAGAGCCAGTTCGTGTTAGACTCTATGTTTGCACCATATGTGGTAAGTCCGGTGGTACTCTTATTAAGGTGAAGCAGGACAAAGGCCAGACATGGTATGCACATAGAGAATGTTTAAGTGGGGTAGCAAATGGCAGAGCTAACAGCCAAGAAGCGGAATCAACTTCCTGATAGTGCCTTTGCATTGTCGGGGCGTAGGTATCCAATACATGATGAGGCTCATGCTAGGAACGCTATAGCCAGAGTAATGCAACATGGTACTAAAGCAGAACAAACTACTGTACTACGTAAAGTCCATGCTAAGTATCCAAACATTGAGCTTAGTGGCGAACATTTACGTAGAATACGGAGGTCATAATGGCTAGACCAACAAAGAAATTTATCTTTGACCGTTTAGGTGAACTCCATACCTATTATTCTGCCCGGAATATCAATTTTGATTTGGATGACCAGTATTACGAGCTTTTATTCCGGGATAAACTAGGTTTGCCACAAGAATATAAAGAAGATGGAGTTGTTCTTCCAACTGCCAGAGATATAGTAGATGCTGGCACTAATCATATATCCACAATCTATGCACGTTTCTTTAGACCTATGCGTGGTGACACTCCAGAAGCTAGAGAGCAAGCTGAAATGTTACGCAAATTTGATGTTGCCATGTTCTATCGGACTAAGGTTGAATCGGATATTAGCCCATGGAGGGATGGCTCTAAGCATGGTTGTCTTTATGGTATGTGGTGCTTTGAAACTCTTTATGACCCAAGTAAGATTCCAGACGAGCCAGAGCAGGAAGAAGATGAGTCGGATGAGGATTTCCAGAACAGAATGGATATCTATAAAGGTGAACTTTATGATTCCTTGCCAATAGCGATTAGGGAAGTCCATCCAAGAAATGTCTATCCAGACCCAAGCGGCGAGTTTATGATAATTGAGGAGTCCAAGACTATTGGTCAAGCTAGGTCTGAGTGGCCTAACTGGACTGCTCCGATAACAAGTACAGCCGCAGCAGGCAAGACAATGCAGGATGTAATCCAAGTGTCATTTATTAATAAGAAGTATCGGGCTATTTACGTAAATGGTGAGCCAGTTTTAGAGGCAGGCGATAAAGAGGGAGTCTTGGAGCATGATTACGGCTTCATACCGTATGTTATTGGTTACTCAGGTTTGGGTAACTTGAGCAAGAGTGCCAAGCCAGAGTTAAAAGCTGTTGGCTTAATACGTTATCTCCAAGGCTTGCTACGTTCCGAATCATTTGCTTATTCGGTTTATAATATCACCATTAAAGCTCATAGTTGGCCTATAACTTTCGTGTCTGGCCCCGGAGCAGCTGCTTTAGCCGCTATAAAACTTAAGTTTGGCAAGATATATGAGAAGCCACCGGGTGTCACTATTGAGGATTATATAAAGTCTGCACCACCAGAAATAGTTATGCAACATATGGAATATACCAATGCAGTATTGTCTGCTAGTGCCGCTCCTAGAAGTGTACGTGGACTTCCAGAATCTGGTGTCAGGTCTGGTACTGACCGCTCATTGGTAATTTCTCAAGCTAGATTGAAGTATGATTCTATAATGGAGCAAATACAGTTATCCACCGCTAAGGTCATGTCCAACTGCACTAAGATAGCTGAGAGAGTAGTGCCAGAAGATTTCCATATGTGGGCTAAAACTCCTGATGAGGAATTTGATTTCAGGATTGACCGCTCCAAGATAAAGCACCACTATACGACATTTGTTGAATTTACTTCAGTCAGTGCTGAAGATGAGGCTCGCAGACACGCTGATATGGAGAACCTTGTTAAAACTGGTATAATCTCTACTGGAACTGGCAGGCGACGCTATATGACCCATATTGACCCGGAAGCTGAGGATATTAAGGTAGAAGCTGAAAAGCTCCGTAATGACCCAGCCGTAAGACAGGTCTTGGGTCAAATGGCGGCAGAATGGCTGGCTGGAGAAGCTGCTAGGTTAGGCAAAATTAGAGCATTAAAAGCTGGTGAACCTGACTCAGCAGCTCTCTCTGGTCCCGGTATGGCTCAATCTATATCAGCCATGACTAGGCAACAGCAAGGTACATATTCACCAGCAATGCCCGGAAGTCCTGAACAAATGGCTGCTATACAAGCTAAGGCTGCTGGTAGGACTAGCACTGGTGGTGGTATAACAGTTCCTGGTACACCTATAAAAAGTCCAACACCGTATGGTCAAGTTACTACACCATAGGAGAGTAGTTTAGGATGGCACAGGCTTTATTTGAGCGTAGTATTGAGTTGACAAGCAAGGATTTAGATTTGCTGGGGCGACTCTGTTTGCCTTATAAGCTAATCAGCATTGAGACTGGAATAAGTGTTCCACATATAAAATTCAAAGTGCAGCAGTTGGCGATTAAATTCAACGTGGAGAACAGAACTGCTTTGGTAGTGAAAGCCTTACAGTTGGGTTTGGTTGATATTAGAAACTTAGCTTACAGGAAACGAAATGGCAACTGAAAAGACATATTTAGAAAAGCTAATGGAAGAAACTCTACGTCCAGTAATCGGTGCATTGGAGTTACTTCGCAAAGAAATAAACGAGACCATGCAAATTCCAGATAGTCCATGGCAAATACTAAACAAGCCTTATGATGAGTTGACAGAGCAGGAAATTTTGGCTCTGTATGACATTTACCACCAAGAAGGTGAGAAAGAACCCTGTCCGATGTGTAACTGGACAGCTAGAATTGAGCTTCAGAAGATGAGACAAGACCAGAAGGAGGGCGTATAATGAATGGACAAGACACAGATATACTAAGTAAATTAGCGAAATTGCCATGGTGGCAAAACCTGATGCGTATGATGGGTCGAGGTGAACAACAAGCACCAGCGGGAGCAGTTCCGGGACAACCACAACAGCCCCCTATACAACGACCACAACAGCCCATGATGCCTCAGCAACCACTTGGTTTTCCACAATCTGATATACCGTATCGAGTTGAACAACTTGTGGCTCAAGGTGTTCCCAGACAACAAGCTGAGGTTATGGCATTGCAAGAAGCTATGGCAGCTAGAAAGCAAGAGTTATCTGGATTACCTTCCAGCATACCACAACGGATGCGGGCTGGTACTGAGTATCTAAAGCAAATCAAATAATGGAGGGAAATCATGCCTAATGGAGAATATGGACCCACTACACCTACAAGTACAGTAGGCTTGCGTGAACAGCTTTTACGTGGAGCTGGAGCTGGCGGAGTGGGAGCAAGAACACCATATAGAGCACCAGTTGGAGCACCATATGTAGCCCCACCCGCACCATCTCCGAAGTGGTGGGAGTTTTGGAAAGCAGAGCCACCTCCACAAAGTGAGTTAGCTCAGATATATGCACAACAGCAAGCTCAACCATGGTGGCAGCAGGCTCTTGCTGGCACATCAGCAATACAGACTCAGGGTGGAGATTACTCTCAAATCTTGGGTGGTGTTGCACCAATGTTGGGTGGTCTCGGCCCCAGTATAGGTAGGGCTGTGAGCCCACTAATTACTCAAAGACTTGGAGAGGCACTTACGGCTGTTCCAAGGTGGATGGGTGCACACAAGATGGCTACTGGCGCTCTTGGTGCTGGTGGTTATTTCGGTTTGAGTAATCTATTGGGAGATAGAGGCATAGCTACAGAGAGGGGAGAGTTTGTACCATTCAGTGAAGCTCCATTACTAACAGAAGAACCAGTGGCAGCTCCCGGATTACCTACGCCCGGTCTTGATGATTTTGGTTTAGGTGGTGAACCACAGGTGGTAGAGGTTGAGGGTCGTCAATTCTGGTATGACCCCGGAACTGGTACTTGGAGTTTACTGTCAGAAGTGGCTGATGTGGGGGCTGCACAACCATCAGCAGCGGAAATACAAGCACAAACACAATTACAAATACAGCAGATGCAGAGCCAAGC